TAGATACAGAGATGTTTTTCCAAATTTCTTTTGATCGGTATCTAATTGAGCACCACCTTCAAATGTGAAGTTAAAATAGTCTTGACCATTAGATTTAGATCTACCAATCTTACCAAGGAATACTATATTACGTGCTTGATTATATCCAATAACTTCGGCTTTTGTATCACGACTTCTAACTACTTGACCAGATCCAAAGAATCCAGTTCCTTCTTTATCATAGAAAGCTAGTTTTCTAACTCTTCCTTCTTCACCAGAAATAAAATCTCCAACGTTATTACCATATTCAACTTTCCAATTCCTTACCATTTCTTCTAGCTGGAAATCACCAACTTTATTATCAAATGGAATTATATAATTATTAATTTGTTCATTAGCAGGGAAACTAGAATCAAAGTTAGTGACATAATCATTAAAATCAACAATACTTACTTGAGACTTAGAAATATCATCTAAGACAATATTTGGATATGATGTGGATGTAATTCTATTAAATAATAGTCCGAAGAATGAAGATCCAGGAGAAATATCAACCTGCCCAATAAATTCTTGAGTTACAGGATCTTGATATGCACTGGTTGCAGTAACTGTAGCAACAACACCAGATCCAGCACCAATAATAACATCATTCAACTGAATATTAAAGAGACCTGGAGTTGACTGATATGTACCAGCAGTCTTACTTAAAGTAAGATCATTAGTAACCTTAATATCAGTACTATACATTGGAGTATCTTCTGTTTGTGAAACAGGAGTTGTTCCAACCTGACCTCTAATTACTGTTAATGTAGTTGAATTTACATTATCTGTTATAGACTGAATTTCAAATATCTCAGATCCAAATCTAAAACTATCATTATCATTTAAATCAATTGTTCCAGCAGGTAGTGGAATTTCTCCACCTTCAAGAGGAATTACTTCAAATGATGTGGTTGATGCACCTATAGCATAACGTAACTTACAAACTGGAGTTTCAGAACCAGTTTCTAAGTTAATAGATTCCACCTTAGCAGTATCTCCAGATAAGTTAGTTACAGTCTCACCAAATGTGTATAGACCGATATTACTAACATCTACTTCAGAAGCTAAATTACCAGAGAATCCAGTTGCAGAAACAGTACATAACTCTTGAGCAATAAAAGTTCCCTCAGTAATATAACCAGTAATAAAGTTACCAACAACTTTAACTACAGTAAATCTAGCACCAGAAGCAGTACCAACAATAGTATTACCAAGAGTAGGATAGATACCACTTACATTAGTAAATGTGAGTTCTCTAGTTTGTATTGTACTAATACTGATGTTAGCGTATTTAACACTTGCTGGTGGTTTTGGTGGTTCAGTGAATACAATAGAATCTTGTAAAATGTTAAATGCAGTACCTGGATTCTGTACAACACCATTAAGAACAATCATCAACTGGTTTGCGTTAGCAACAACAGTACCACCATCAACAGTTAGAGGGAATGATGTTCTTTCACCATCAAATAGATGGTCAATATTATCAACTCTCTGTACAACAGATGTCAAAATATTCTCAGAAGATGTCAATCTCTTCTGTCTGAATAGTACTTCTGTATTATTAAACTCTGTATAAATTGGTTCAACAAGAGCAAAACTTTGAATATTTGGAACAATTGCCTCTTGAGCAAGTTCAACTGATTTAGTTAACTGGAAGAATGTCTCTTTATTAGGAATTTGACCATATTCATTCAAGTTCAACTCACCAAACACCTTAAATGATGCAGGGTGAACATTCCTGATTAGAATCTCTTTCCACTCACTGATAGAAACAGCAGACTTAACAGCATAAGAGAAGTCCTGATAGTAGTAAGAGTCTTGGATCTTCTGAATAATTTCAGATGGTTTACCAACATCATCGATGAATTGACCAGTAGTTTTAGTGATAGAACCAATATCTAGAACACCACGAGCAAACTTAAGGTCACTAATAGTACCAGAAGACTTAGAAATAACACCAGTTAATTGTTGACCTTCTGAAAAATCACCAGTGTAATCTACAATCTTAAGAATTCTAGGTCCAATCTGCCAACCAGAGTTAGTAGAAACATATCCAGTTGCTGTTGCAACATCTAATGTATCACCTTGATAAACCATTTCACCTTCTAAGAAGGTAGAAGTAACAACGTTAGCAGTAGCAGCACCACCAAATGATTCAGTTAAAATACTTTGACGACCTTCACCAGCGTTAACGAAGGAAAGAGCATCTCCAAGTTCTGCGTTTTGTGGAGTAATAGCAAGCTTTAACTGATCTGGTTCTAATGAATTTAAAGTACCAGCAATAGCATAATAAGTAGTACTTGGATTAAGACGACCTGTTGCACCAGCAGCAAGTGGGAAATCAGCACCATCTCCAGTATCAGTTACCTGAACACTAACTTCAGCACCATTTGGAATACCGTGTGGATAAGCAAATTGTAATAAACCTAAGTCTAAGTTAACAACATAGTTGAATGCAGATCTCAAACTTACTTGTGGTGTTGATGAATAACCAGCACCTGGATCTTTAACCTCAATATTATCTAATCTACCATTCTTAATTGTTGCTTCAGCAGTAGCACCATCTCCACCACCACCTTGAATTATTACAGTTGGTGCTAATGAATATCCAGAACCTGGATTTGTAACAGTGATACTCTCAAGTATACTTGTAGAAGTTAACTGAGCATTTAATGGGAATGTAATCTCAGGACGTAATGTATAGTCGTGAGGATAATCATAACCAAAGTTATTGTTCTTAAGTTTCTTAATCTTACCAACTTTATCACCTTTAGTGAAGATAGATGCTTCAGTACCAAAAGGAGGAATAACAACAGTCAATTCTGCACCAGATCCAGCTAATCCTGAACCAAGAATTCCTTCCACACCCTCAACATCAATCGTTGCAGTGGTATATCCTTTACCTGGAGATGTAACTACACAATTTTGAATCTGTCCTGGAATTGTTATACCTTCAGCATCCTCTCCATCAGCAACGGTAATTTGAACAAATCCACCTTCACCATCACCAGCAATAGGTACTCCATTATAAGTTCCTACAGCATATTCAGTACCTGGTTCAACAATTTGTACTCTTTCAATCTTTCTTGTAGATGCAATATCAGTAACAATAGGTAACTTAGTATAGAAACCACCTGGGTTAATAATACGAATATCACCAATAGATCCAACTGCTTTCTCAGAACTTGTAGTATAAGATGCTTGTAAAATATCAGCATTCCCTTCTGGTTCATTTAAAAGAGGGAACTTAAATGTATCTGCACCACGAGTAATTGTTGCACCAGCAATAGAACTTATAGTAAATGTACCTGTATATGGAGAATCTGTAACATCTAAGTAACTGCCAGGAATAATAGGTGAATCATCACCAGTTCTACCTGGATCAAAGTAATATGAAATATTAGTAACAATATCTTGATCTATCTTCAATTTAACTGAAGGTATGACAGTACCACCACCAGTTATACCAGGAGTACCAGTTCTTTCAATAGAGTTGAAAGAATATTCCAACTTATAAAGATTATCCTTAGCAAATGATAAATTACCACCAACTAAAGAAGAATGACTTAGATCGAAAATGTACTGGTGTCCATAGTACATTTTTAGAACAGGTGATTTAACATAAATGCTGACACTAGCAGCATTAGTTGCAGGAGAAGTTACAGCAGCTTGTGGTAACTTGTAAGTAAATTCTAATGGACTTACTACACTTTCAACTGGGAAAGCACCATCATACTCATCATATACAGAACCACCATATGTCTGATCTGGATTACCATCAACATATATCATTTCACCTTGATTTAAATAATGACTAGTACCAGTAATAACATAAACTTCATCACTATTATTAACCGCAGTTACTTGTAATATCTTCTTCAAATTAGAAATTAAGGTGATTTTAAGAACACCAGTTAAATTTGTAATTTGAGTTGTAGTGTAGTCTGCATTAAATGATATATCACCAGAATTTAAATTAATAACAGATCCAACAATATATGCAGAACCACCAGCAACTTCATCTATTCTTATAGAATAATCATCATCAGCAAAAGGTTTGAATCTTGCATATTGATTTAAGTTATTAGTTCCACCAATATCAGCAGTAGCATCATAATCTGCTAATGCAATATCAAATGTTCCAGGAGTTGTATTATCAACTTGAGCAAAGGTATATCCCTTCATCTCATTAACATCATTTGGAACTGGTCCAACAATACCAAATGTATCTTGTTCGTTAAACTGTTCTGTAACTAATGTTCCTGTATTTAAATCATCAGTCCAAGTATTAATATTAACAGCACAATATACCTTATTATTAATGTTATCTACTCTAATAATGTATCCACTATTGACGAATGCACCAGTATTAATATTGTTCAATCTCAACTTAGTACCAACTGTAAATAAGAAGGATTGATTAATTGACAATTCTTGAATATTATCAATCTTAGTTGTATTAGTAACCTTAAAGTAATACCTATCTTTAATATTTGCAGATATCTTTAATTTCTGAGAACCAGGAGAAGGTACTGTTGCTGTTCTGGAACTCCAAAGATCATTTGTATAAGTCAAGGACTCAGTATCTTGAGTCATTGGTGCATCTGCATCATCAAAGTCTAGAGTCTGAAGACCCATATCACCTAGTGCAAAATCACCCTCTCCAATAGTCAATACAGAACCAGTAACAGGAGTTACAGCAGTTCTAACAAATCCAAACTGAGTATTTGTCTGTAGACCTTTATCACCCAATCTACTAGCATCAGCATTCTTATCTACCTTTAATCCCCAACCAACATAATCGATATAATCATATCTTGTTATATTATTAGTCCACCAAGCAGTATCTGTCCAAGCATAATCAAATGCATAAGAAGCTACAGGTGGTAAAGTTGTTATATCAGAAGGAACAGTAGGAGTAACTGCTCTATTTCTCAATCTAATATTATCAATCCAGAATTGACCTTGATAATTCTGATTGAAATCTACAGCAGTAGCACCAAAACCAACCTGATTACCAAAGTAAAGATCCTTAGAACCAAAAGAAGTATTTGATAATGTACCACTAATTACTTCAATATTATTAATGAATGCTTTAAATACATTACCTTCTTTTCTTACAGCAACAGTTTGCCAACTATTGTCTGCGTACATATTATTCTGAGACGATGATTGTCCAGAACCATTAATTAACTGAGTTGTGCTATTGGTAATAACCATTTGCAACTCACCACTGGAATTATCATATCCCAACCAGAGTCCACCAGTAGCATCTCTAGCACCACCAATACCCATTATAGTTTGGACATTTTGTGATAAAGTCTGAGATTGTGAACCAGATTTGTATATAAAGAACTCTAAAGTCCAATCATTTGCTAATGTTGTACCTAAATCAGTTCCAGCAACCTTAAGATAAGAATTTTCCCATGTAGAACTAGACCCAGCTGGTTGATAACCATAGATCTTTGCCATATTATCATCATAAGTTATAGCATTACTTGCTCCAACTGAAGTTAAAGTATAGTTGCCAGTCAGATCTGTTTGCTCATTAGCAGCAAAATCGAAGATAAACTCATTTCTATTCCATTGAGTTTGACCAGAAAGGTAAACATCACCAGAATTATCAGTATTAACTGAATGAACAGTTATACACTCTATACGGTTTTGATTAAATTCATTAGTTGTATGATTCTTAATAA